GTTTTTGATTTTGCTCAATTCACAGGTACAAGAGCCACAACCCCAAAAGCGTTTATTGGTTTTGGTGAAGATTCATCTGCAACCAACCCCTGTTTAAACTTATTTGACGTTGGCCGACTGGGCAAAAACGTAGCCGCAGGTTTGGCTCTAACAGCAGGAACACCAACTACATCAGCAGGCCAAATACGAGTTCTTGTTAACGGTTCTATCCGTTACATCCAACTGTTTAGCACTTCTGCTTAATATGACCGAGCTAGACCTTAAAGAACGCCTTGAGGCGTTAGCGGCCCAGAGGCGGCAAGGGGAAGCCAATCTAAATGCCATCGCTGGGGCCATGCAGGAGTGTCAGTACTGGCTGCAAAAGATGGCAGACAAACCGGAGCAACAACATGACGACTGATGTACAAGCGAGTGTGCCGCTAACTGGTACTGGGCAATTTACCAATCAAACACCTACTGCCCTTGGTAGAACAAGGGTCAAGGCTGTTTACATAGTCCCAACCGGCACTGGTGGTAGTGTGATATTTAAAAATGGTGGGTCAAGCGGCACAGTCGTTATGACGCTTAACACCGTGGCTTCTGCCACGCAACCTACGTATCTTTTGTTTCCGGGCGACGGTGTTTTATTTAGTACTAATGTTCATGGAACTGTGGAAAACGTAGGTTCAGCCACAATTTTCTATGGCTAAGAAAACCCCCTCCCTTTCGGTTGGTCGTGGTGAGAAATTGCCCGTCTCCAAGGGGGCGGGTTTGACTGCCAAAGGCCGTGCTAAGTACAACGCAGCAACAGGAAGTAACTTAAAGGCCCCCCAGCCCAAAGGCGGTAAGCGCAAGGACTCGTTCTGCGCGCGCATGGGCGGCATGCCGGGGCCCATGAAGGATGAAAAAGGCAAGCCTACCCGCAAGGCGGCTGCCCTAGCAAGATGGAAATGCTGATGGACATTAACTTTATCTGGTCCGCCGTCTTATCTGCCGCAGTTGGCGGATTGTGGTTCTTTATCCGTGAAAAATTTGACGATCTTAAACGGATGGACATTCTGTTAAACAAGACACGAGAGGAGATTGCCCGTGATTACGCAACTAACACAGAAGTGCAAAGAGTCACTGATCACATTGATCAGCGTTTTAACCGGCTTGAAGCAAAAATTGATCAACTTATTCAACAAGCAAGGTAAGGAGCAATGATGGCAACCTCAAAAATGAAGATGGTCAAAAAAGGCGGCAAATCAGTGCCTGCTTTTGCGGCTGATGGCATTGGCAAAATGAAACATGGCGGCGCTGTAGGCATGCACAAGATGCCTGACGGCAAGATGATGAAAGACTCTGACATGAGCGAGAAGATGGGTCGTGCTGTCAAACGTAAAACGGCCGACGTCAAGGGCCGTGCAATGAAAAAAGGAGCTTAATATGGCTGGACGTGGAATGGGAGCCGCTACGCGCGGTGGTGGTGCTGTTGAAAGCGGCCCCGCAAACAAAATGCTGTCTGAGACCAGTAAATCTACTGGCGTCCCTATGATGAAAAAGGGCGGCATGGCTAACAAAGGTAACGTCAATGAACACAAGCGCATGGCCATGGGTAAACCCATCGGCAAAATGGGCGGTGGCATGATGGCCAAGGGTTACAAAAAAGGCGGCATGTGCTAAATGGCCACCTCTGGCACAACCACATTTGACCTGTCGATTGATGATTTAATCGAAGAGGCGTTTGAGCGCTGCGGCATGCGGCCGACCAGTGGGTATCAACTCACGTCGGCACGTCGCTCGCTCAATTTGCTGTTTCTTGATTGGGCCAATCGTGGGTTGAATTTGTGGACCATTGAGCAGGCTACTTTTGCCCTAGTGCAGGGGACCAGCAGCATTTCATTGCCGACCGACGTGGTGAATGTGTTAGAGGCTATCATTCGCCAAAACAACCAGGGCATCAACACGGACGTCTACATTGAGCGCATCAGCCGTGAAGACTACCTTAACGTGCCTGACAAGACTACGCAGGCCCGGCCTGCTCAGTTTTACGTAGAGCGCACCAATACCCCCAAGGTGTACTTCTATCCTGCAGCGGACCAGAACTACACCTTTGTGTACTACCGCATTCGTCGCATCCAGGACGCAGGCGCCTACACCAACACGTCTGATGTCAATTTCAGATTCTTGCCATGCCTGGCGTCAGGCCTGGCGTACTACCTGTCTCTAAAGTTTGCTGCCGATCGTGCTGCGGCGCTCAAGGCAATCTACGAAGAAGACTTCCAGCGTGCCGCTTTAGAGGACCGCGACACTGCCAGCGTGCAGTTTGTACCGGACCTGGGGGTATGACATGGCCTTTGCAACAGGCATCTACTCATACGGGCTGTGCGACTACTGCGGACAGCGGTACAGGTACAACACCCTGCGCAAAAATTGGCGTGGGTTTATGGTGTGCCCAGAAGATTACGAGCCTAAAGAGCCACAGCTTCAGCCGCTTCGCTTCCGGGGTGATGCAATCGCTCTACGCGATCCGCGTTCCGACCGCATTGAGCCCGTGTCCGTCTTTGTTGGCGCGCCAGGCTTTACCGCTTTCCAAAGCTACGGCAGTGTCCAAGGTGGTACTAACATGCAACCGTATGTCCAGGACCAGGCGCTCATTGCGCAGGGCGTTGTTGGATCAGTGACAGTGAGCATCACATGACGTACACCGAGCTTGTTACCAACATTAGAAATTACACCGAGGTAAACAGCAATGTGTTTACCAGTGCGGTGATAGACACTTTTATCACGATGGCGGAGAACCAGATTCTTCGCGAGATTGACCTGGATGTGTTCAAGCTAGAAGTCACGGGCAGCATGACTCAGGGCAACAGGTTCTTGACTGCGCCTACTGACCTGTTAACGCATCGTTACCTGATTTTGACGCCGACCAGTGGCGATCAAATCTTTTTGGATTTCCGCGATACGTCTTTTATGAAAGAGTACTGGGCCAACGGCACCACGCAGGGCACGCCCAAGTACTACGCTGTCTGGGATCAAAACACGTTTTACATTGCGCCTACGCCCAACCAGAGCTACAGCGTGGAGCTGGGATACATTTACCGCCCACCGCAGCTGTCTGCTGCCAATCCTACAACTTGGATCAGCACAAATGCCCCTGAGGCGCTGCTGTACGGCTGTTTGATCCAGGCCTACAGCTACACCAAAGGGCCCACTGACATGATGTCGTACTTTCGCAATGCGTACAAGGAAGCCATCCAAGGTCTGGGCACTGAGCAGCAGGGTCGCCGCCGCCGTGACGAGTACCGTGACGGTATGCTCCGTATTCCACTTAAATCAGATTCACCCGGACCATGATCACAGCCCCCTTGCACGTTCCTGTTGGCAACGTCTTCGTCGAGACCACGCAAAAGCGCGGCTGGACGCCGGAAGAGTTGGCCGCGCGCGCTGCTGACAAGATCATCTATGTGGGTGATCAGTCGCACCCTGCGGTGCAGGCCCAGGCAAGAGCTTTCAAGGACAGCGTCAAGCAAGTTGTAGCGTTTTATCTGAAAGAGGCGGTTGAACAGGACCGAGCAACTATTGCCCTGCGCTTGCGCGAGGCAGGTCACCCCGACTTGGTTCATTTGTTAGGAGATTAAAAATGGCATTTTCAGGCAATTTCATGTGTACCAGCTTTAAAGTTCAGCTGATGCAGGCCGTGCATAACTTCACGACCGGCACTGGCAATACTTTCAAGCTGGCTTTGTACGACAACAGCGCGTCCTTTACGGCTGCGACGACTGCCTACACAGCCACCAACGAGGTGGCGAACTCCGGTTCGTATGCGGCCGGCGGCGGCACTTTAACCAACGTCACGCCCACGTCCACGGGCACCACTGCGTTTACGGATTTTGCTGACTTGTCGTTTACCAGTGCGACTATTACGGCATTTGGCGCCTTGATTTACAACGACACGGCTTCGGGAGACCCTGCGGTTTGCGTTTTGGACTTTGGCGGTGCAAAGACATCTACCAGCGGCACATTTACCATCATCTTCCCAACTGCTGACGCAACCAATGCCATTATTCGCATTGCTTGATGAGGGGAACGTGTGGCTGATGTCGTTGTTGCCTTCCAAGGCTGGAATGCGTCCGGCGTAGGCTGGGGCGAACAGCCCTGGGGAGAGGGTGTTCTTGACATTCAGGCCACTGGGGCCGTAGGCTCCGTGCAGGTGACCGCTGACGCGGTCGTTTTACTTTCTGGGGTAAGCGCAACAGCCTTTTTGGGCCAGATCACCGTCACCGCCAACGCTGATGTCAGCGTTACGGGAGTAAGCGCAACGGGCCAGGTAGGCTCGGTGACCATGACGGGTGACGCCAACGTCACGCTCACGGGCGTGCAGGGCACGATGGCCCTGGGCAGCGTTACGGTGGCCGCCAACGCGGACGTGTTTGTCACAGGCGTGCAGGCAACGGGCCAGGTAGGCTCGGTTGATCATCAGGCAGATGCCAACGTCAACGTCACCGGTGTTGCCGGCACGATGGCCATTGGCTCGGTAGCGGTTGACGCAAGCGCCAATGTGCCCGTTACAGGGCTCCAGGCCACGGGATCAGTTGGTAGCGTCACGACGGCGGCCAACGCAAGTGTATTTGTCACGGGTGTTTCTGCGCAGGGACAGGTCGGAAACGTGCTGGTTTGGGGTGTAATAGATGACAATCAGACGCCTAACTGGCAAAATGTGGATGATTCACAGTCAGGTAATTGGGTCGTTGTCAATGATGGAAATACAGTGACTTGGACTCAGGTCCTAACGTAAAGGAAATAACATGGCAAGCACCTATTCAAGTAATCTTAAGATTGAGTTGATGGGCACGGGTGAGAACTCGGGAACTTGGGGCACCATCACAAATACCAACCTTGGCACCGCCTTGGAGCAGGCTGTCATTGGTCTGGGCAATCCTGACTACACGTCTGATGCCAACCTGACTATCACCATTTCCAACAGCAACGCGGCCCAGGCGGCGCGTGCCTTGGTTTTGAATGTAACCTCCGTGTTTGGTAGCTTGACAGCCACTCGCGAGCTGATAGTTCCCACCATCCAGAAGCAGTACATCGTTCAGAACAACACGACCGGTGGTCAAAGTATCACGGTGAAGACTTCTGCTGGCACTGGTATCACCGTTCCTACTGGCCGCAAAGCGCATCTGTATGTTGACGGCACGAACGTCATCCAGATGTTTGACTTTGTCGACATCAATGGCGGCACGATCGACGGTGCGACTGTGGGAGCTGCTTCAGCTTCTACCGGTGCGTTTACCACGCTGAACGCCTCTGGCGCGACCACCCTTGACGGCACTGTTGCCCTGGGCAACGCTTCTGGCGACTTGATCACGGTGCCTGGCACTGTAAACAGTAACCTAATATTTACCGACAATCTTTTTGACATTGGTGCAACAGGGGCCACGCGCCCGCGCAACCTGTTCCTGGCGGGTGCTGCCACCGTGGCTGGCAACTTGTCCGTTGGCGGTACGCTGACGCTCACTGGTGGTGTGAACTTGAACGGCAACGTGACCGTGGGCGACAGCTCTGCTGACACGCTGACCATTAACAGCACGATCACCAGTAACCTGATCTTTACCGACAACACCTACGACATCGGTGCCTCTGGTGCGACGCGCCCGCGTAACTTGTTCCTGGCCGGCAACATCACCGCTGCGGGCAATCAGACGCTAACCGGTGCGTTGACCGTGGACAGCACGACTGACTCCACCAGCACGACCACTGGCTCGATCCAGACGGACGGTGGTGTGGGCATTGCCAAGGCCTTGTTTGTGGGCACCACTGCGAACATTGCAGGTGCAACTACTTTATCATCGACTCTTACTTTGGGCGGCACAGTAGCAGGCGG